CTTTGTCAGACATATCACTCCGTATCTCTACCAAGGTAGTCGAGAGCACACGTCCGGCAGACATCCCCAGGTTCATCCGATAGCAGATCGTGATGCTTCTCTAGCGCCGCCCGCAGCCGCTCGTTCTCGCGGGCCAGGTTGCTGATGGTCATGGCGTCGGCATCCATGCCTGGCAGTAGATCCGCGACCTCGGCCCGCAGCCGCTCGTTCTCGACGCGGAGTTCGTCACGCTCGCGTTCAAGTTGATTCACCAGCGCAACCACCTCCCATGAAAGCGCGCTCGCGTGGTACGGGTCGGTACTCTTGCTATTCATAACGGCACTTATTTGCTATCAAACTTCGGGGTCCAAATTTCGTGACGTGGTGGCTCGCCGTCTAGCTCGCGTTCCATGGCTGCCCGGTAGCCGCCCTGATCTTCCATAGCCCACATCCGGAGCGTGGCTCGCCAGCGATAGTCAGCCTCCTGCCAGGCCGTGATCGGCTTCATGTTTGGTAGATCCTTCGGCACTTCTATCTACCAAAGATCTGGCTGAGCAGCAGCACGTCGGCGTCGGTCAGGTCTACGAACTCGGGCGGGTCTGAGCGAGCGATGATGACCGGCCCGACCAGCGGCTGGCCCAGGGCGCGTGAGTAGACGTTGGGCATGATCGGGTCCTTGAAGAGGCCCTCCTCGTCTACCAGGCCGACCAGCCCCTTGTCAGCCAGGGGCGCCGGCAGCGGGATCAGCTCCATATAGCCATGCAGCAGCTCGTGCATGGCGTGCGGATCTTCCACGTTCACGTCGGGGTAGCTGGCCTTGCCCTCGGGGGCCAGGACGCAGACACGGGTCATCAGTCGCGGACCGCCTCAATGGTTATCTTGCCCTCGGGCCAGCGGGTTTGCCAGCGCCGTGCGTACCCATCACAGAGGCTCATCAGGGCCACGCTGAACGCATCAAGCGCATCGAGGAACTCGCCTGTCATGTCCTCGTCGTAGGACGGCCAGTCCATAGCATCGCCGTGCTCATCTCGGTCGGCTACAGAGATCGTGATCGTGTGGGTCTGGTACTCAACCATCTCCTGCTCTCCCCAGATACCTTTTGTAGATACCTAATACCCTGCCCGATTGTGCCAGATCCTGCCCGATTCCACCCGACTGCTGAGATCAAACGGGCCTGCCAAACTCGACTCCCGGCACCCACTGGGGACCGGTATCTGAGTTCAGCAAAGCCATTTTTGGGCCTGAGATACCTCGATTGGATACCGATAACGCCGGGAGTGTAAACACTTGCCGCCGCAGCCCGTCTCAGACGGTTGCATGCCTGCTCAACAGTGTCTCATAGAAGTCTCATGTCCGAGACTCGTCGCGACCATGTCCGCAGTTTTAGGATCGGTGGCGTGCAGTCGGAAGCCCGCAGCCGGCAGTACGTGGTTATCTGCGACTGGTGCCGCAGACGGCAAGTAGGCCTGGGCAGGCCGCCCGAGATGCGCTGGATCACGCGCTCGGACGACTCGCACCAGGCGTGGCGCATCTGCCTGGACTGCAACCACAAGTTCATCAGGCTCATCAGTCGCCTCGGCCGTGGCCAGTCACCTGGCGCGATACGCTAGGCAGCACAACGCCCCCGAGCCTAAGCAGAGGACCAGGGGCGTTGGCATACACACGGGGCCAGGGATGCCTCCCGGCCCCGTCAGGAATGGTCTACTCGCGGAAGCTGCCCAGCACGATAAGCGCCAGGCAGCCCATGATGCCGAAGCCGGCGAACATCATCACCACCTGCAGCGGCTCGGTCATCGAACTCGCCTCTGAGGTAGCGGTGCCAGCGGCTCACCAACCAGCCCAGGGCCAGGCTTGCCGCAAACCAGCCCATTAGTATCCAGAGCAGCACGGCGTGCCTCCTTTCGCCTGACCCGCATGCCAAGCAGTTGAATAGCGCGCCGTGGGATGGCGGCCTGCTCGGGCGTATTGCCCTGGCGCTTGCCGTTTTCCCACAAACAGATTGTCTCGAAGTTGCACCCAGCGATCTCCGCGACCTGGCGCTGCGAGAGGCCCAGGCTGAGCCGCAGCCGCCGCAGCTTGTGACCGTAACTCTCGTTGGGCACCGCTTGCATCTCGTCGGGTGTGTAGCGCCAGATGCGCGCCCCGTAGCGCGCCATTGCTGGGCCTGACTTAACGGTCACTCAGCCACCGGGAACTTCTCGGCCGAGCGCCCACTGTCATGCCAGGTCAGCATCTGGACGGTTTCGTCCCGACGCCAGAAGTTCCAGGCCTTGATGATGATCGCCAGCAGCCGTTCGCGGGCAGCATTGTTGGATTGCCACTCGCGCCCCACACGGTACTGGTTACGGAGCTTGAGGATGGGGTTGCCGCGTTCGAGATTGGCGCCCTCGATCAGCGAGGTGACGAACACCTGGGTCTGGTCGGGCGAGACGCGCCAGAACATGGTGAGTGCGATCGCCCACAGGCCGGTGCCGCCCAGCATATGCGCCTCTTTGCGAATGCGATCGGCCAGCATGACCGCCGTGGCTACCTCGGGGTGGGCCTCGATGTACGCCAGGCCCTGGGCGGGACTGGGCGCGGTGTGCGTACCGAGCCGCACGCCCCCTACTTCAAACCGCCCGTAGCTCTCGATCAGGATCAGGCCGCGTGCAGCGGTGGCCAGCGCTACCTGATTGTGGTGGCCGTGGATCGCCAGCACGTCGGCCATGTTCCTGCTCTTCTGCTGGTCGATCTTGTCGAAGGCGCTCTCGCTGATGCCGCGCACCACGATGGTCGGCACGGTGATGCCCGTCCGCACGATGGCGGTCAGGCGGTGCTGGCCGTCGCGCACCTTGCCGTCGCTATCCAGCTTGATCGTCTCGCCCGTCAGATCCCATTCGCCGAGCTGGATGGCGTGCATCAGCTTGAGGATGGCGCGCTCAGATGGCTTGCGGTTGACGCCGCCGCGATCGAGCCAGGCCTGCGCCATGGCCGGCGTGACCATCTCGACGGTGATGCCCAGGCCACTGTCGCCAGGGTGGACGTAGTGACCGTTGGGCACCGGCGCCTTGGACCCGAGGAGCTGCACAGGCTCGGGCATCAGCCGCTCCTGCTCCTGGGCTTTCCTGGCCCGTCTCACGCTGTTGTCCTGGCGGAAGGCTGGCTGCGTAGCAGCCCCGTTCGCCTTGTAGTCGCGCTCGTAGAGCGTGAGGAACTCGTCCGCAGGCTTGGTATGGACTCTCCCATCGTCATCCTCTCGGCTGGAGCCGGTGTTGTCGCCCTTCTTGACGACGCGATACTTGACCGCTCCGGCGAAGGTACGGCCCTCAACTTCGATGACCGTGCCCGAATGCACTCCCCTCTGGAGCACCCACTTTGAACCTGGCTCAATGTGCCGAGCCACGGCGACCTCCCTTCCTTGAATGCAAAAGGCCCCGGGTGTGCCGGGGCCTGATGGTGACTGCGTTGAACGGACGCTGCCGAGCGGATCACACCGCCTCGGCCTGGGCCTCGTGCGCGGCCCACATCCGATCGAGCGCCTCGGCGCCCAGCCGCTTGCCCTCGGGCAGAACGTGGGCGTACGTCTTGGCGGTCACGGCGATGTTGCCGTGGCGCAGGTGGGCCGAGACGACCGTCAGCGGCACGTTCGAGTGCAGCATGAACGAGCCGCAATCGTGCCGCAGCAGGTGGATCGTCTTGTAGATGCCCGCTTTCTCGGCGACCCGCTGAACGAAGTCGCTCAGCGCCGCCGTGGTGTTGGGCGTGCCATCCTCGGACGGGAACACCAGCCCCTCGGGGTCGCACGGGTCAGTCGGCACCACGTAGTGCTCGCCATCGGTCGCCTGGGCGTCCTGGGCGTAGAACACCTCGGTGCGCTTGCCAGCCCTCCAGCCTGGCCCCTGCAGATCGCGCAGCCGCTTGTGAACCAGGCGCAGCGCCTCGAGCGCTCGGCTGCTCAGGGCCACCCGCTGAAACTGGCCATCGTGCCCCTTGGTGCCGGGCAGAAACGCCGTCTGCAGGTCGCCGCGTGCCCGATCACCGCTGGTCACGAGGTGCCAGCGCAGGATGACCTCGGCCGAATCCCAGAGCACGTCCGCCCACGTCAGAGCGGCCAGCTCGCTGACGCGCAGGCCAGAGTCGGTGTCGAAGCGCAGCATGGGCGCCAGGTGGCCCTCGCCCGCGACGGCCTCCATCTTCGGCAGATCGTCCAGGCTGCCCTCGTACGTCGCGGTGCGCGGCGTGGGGATCTTGTTCGGCACCTTCTTGCCCTCGGCCGGGTTGATGGTGATGCCCGTGGTCTTGGGGTCCAGGGTGGCCGCACCCAGGCATGCCTTGAGCCGCTTGATGCAGTAGGTGACCATCGCCGCGCCGGTCCGCTTGCGAAGGTTGCGAACCCACGTCTGGATGATCGTGGTGGTCAGATCGACCAGGGCGATGTGGCCCAGCTCGGGCAGGATGTGCTGCTCGAACACGCGGCGGTACTTCGACTGCGAGTTGAGGCCATTGCCGTTGAGCACGATGACCACGTCGAGGTAGTGATCCGACCACTGCTTGAGGGTCATGTCCTTGGGCGCCCGCCCAGGCACGATCTCGACGTTCGCCTTGATGTTGGCGAAGTGCTTCTGGCGGGCGGCGATGGCCTCGTCCAGATCGGCGAACGGCCCGTAGCGCTTGTCCTTGAGTTGGCCCGTGATCGGGTCTGTGGCGCCCTTGTTGATCTTGACTAAAAACTCGCCGGCGTGGGCGCCGCTCTTCAACTGGAAGATCGACTTTTCCTGCTCAACGCGGCTGCGGCGTTTGCCCCGCGTGGTAGAACCGACCTGTACTGACATCTGGAGACTTCTCCTCCCGACCTCGGTACCGTGCCCAGGGCTGTTAGCGCAGCGCCTGGGCTTCTGCATCGAAGCCGTGTGTATTGCCGCCAGGATCTGGCGGGAGCGAGATGATACAGGCTGAATCCCGCTGGTACCAGAAATACCCTGAGGTGTCACAGGGAACCCGCCTCGGGCGGCCAGGCATTCTGCTGACGCCAGCGCCAGAGCGTGGTCGGCGACATGGCCAGCTTGCGGGCGACCTCGGCGTACTGGGCTGGTCGGCCTTCACGGGTGGTGATCTCGTCGTACGCCAGGCGGATCGTCCTGGCACGGTCGGCTGCGCTGCCGCCTAGCTGCGCCGACCCTGGCCCTCTAGCCGGTCGCCCCTTCCGAGGCCGTGCCACTTGCCGAGCTGCCAGTGCGTCGAGAAGTGAAAGCCTTAGACGTTCCCACAGTTCCTCCTTGCTCCAGATAGAGCCATCCTCAAGCGCCACCCATTGAGGGTGTTGTTGGGGTGAATCGAAGATGTTCGTGACGTGCAAAGCGTCACGATTCCCCACCTGAACCATCGCTGTAGTTGCCCCCTAGCAGAACCAGAGCGCGCCGTGTGCGGACCAACGCATCCTCCCCTTATACGCCCCATACCCAGGTCCTACAACCCCCGACGGATTTATTGCAATGTGCAAAAAAGCACATGCGGGCCGGTGAACTTATTGCACATTCCAATAAATCGCGCACCTCTTGGAGGTCTAGGTGATTTTGCCGCAGCCTAATAAGCCGTGGCCAGATCGATCTACGTCCCACTGCTCCCCGAGGAGCTTGCTCTGCTGGCTGAAATGGCTGACGCAGAGCGCCGCAGCCCGCACGACCAGGCCGCGCACCTGATCAGTCAAGCGGTGTACCGCTGGCGGGCTGAGCGAGTCCTAGAGCACTCGCTGGAAACAGACCAACTCGAAGAGGTGGCTTGATGCCGGACGAGGAGAACGGCAGCGTACCTGGCGTGCTGTTGTTGACGCCCCAGCAGGCGGCAGCTCTGTGCCAGGTATCGCTGGACAAGATTTACGAGTGGACCTGGGAGCCTGGGTTCCCCGTGGTGGCGGGCGCCCACCAGCTCCGTATTCATGCCCGCCTGTTTGACGACTGGCTGGCCAAACGCGCCCTGGCCGGTCGGCCACGAGAAGAGGGAGAAGCAGCGTGAATAGTGACCGCCTGATGACGATGTTGCAGGAGATCCTCGATACCTTGCGCTCGGTTGAATACAAGCTCGGTAAAGAGGCCAGCGGCGTTTCGTCTGTCGAGATCAAGACCAGTACGCGGGGTGTGGACATCACCACCAAGGCGTACGCCGGCAGCGACATTACTCCAGCCGGTGACGCGGCCATGGACGAGTTCATCCGCGTGGGCCGCGAGATTGAAGCGAGGTTGATGGGCAGAGCGGCGTGAGGCGCCTGTCAGCCCGCCAGGTCAGGGTGTGTGAAACGGCCGAGCGACCCCGCTGCCGCTGCCGTTGTGGTGGCCTGTTCCACGGCGCCAAACGCAGCGAGCTGGGCGAGTACTTCGAGGAGTTGCCCGAGGACGACCCGCACCAGACCCGCCGTGCTTCGTACCAGCCCCCGTTGCCGCCGCCTGTTGGAGGTCGCCGTGCATCACAACCTGACTGACGGTTACGTCACCATCGAGCGCGAGGGTGTCAAGGCCGCCGACCTGTTCGACGTTGTCCACGATCTGCTGACGCGCATCGACGGTCTGGAGTGGGCCTTCGCGTGCCTGGCGATGATCAGCCTGGAGCATCTCGAACTCATCACCCGTCCGAGTGACCCGAGCGCGTATCGCGACACGGTTGGCGGCCTGCAGGAATGGCTGCATGACTACCGCCTGGCCCAGGAGCGGATCGAGCGCGATCGCCAGTTCATGGACTCACCGGAATGAAGGCCTGCGCTCACTGCGGCAAGCCAATCACCGAACCGAAGCGCCGCACGTACTGCTCGGAAGGCTGCGCCGATGAGGTTGCCCACGCCAAGCGCCTGCAGCGCCTGGCCCAGGGCAAGTTGCAGCCGAAGGTCACGTATCGCGTCTACGACTACCGCAACAAGGAGGTCTAGATGGAGCAGAAGCAACGCACTGTCGGCGTCAGCTATCGCCGCCAGGTATCCGACGGCAGCTACGGTACCGAGGCCGCCGAGTGCAGCCTGCAGTGGTTCATCGATGACGACGAAGACTCGCACACCGACCTTGAGTTTGCCCACGAGATGCTCTCGAACGCCCGCGACATCGTGCTGGACCAACTCCGAGGCTCGCTGAACGCCAACGTCAGGCGTGCCGTTACCCGCCCGATCGCGCCGCCCAGGGCCGCTGTCACGGTCCCGGACGACGATGACTTCCCGCCACTCTGATGGCCGTGCTATTGGCCTTGACGATCACCGTGGTCGCGATCGGTGACGACGGTGGCCCCCAGTCCATGCCCGAGGAGGCGCTAGCTCCTCAGGTGGTTGTCGAAGCCCCGCCGACGGCACCAGCCTACGGCGTCTGGGATCGGCTGGCTATGTGTGAATCCACACAGAACTGGTCTGCTAACACTGGAAACGGGTACTTCGGGGGGCTGCAGTTTGACCGTGGCACCTGGCTGAGGCATGGCGGGGCGGCCTTCGCCCCGCGTGCCGACCTCGCCAGCCGTACCGCGCAGATCGCGATCGCCGAGCGCACCCTGGCCGTCCAGGGCTGGGGTGCCTGGCCGGTCTGCTCGCGGAGGCTGGGCCTCCGATGAGTGAGCCACCCCGCGACGATTACCCGATCTACTTCGACGGCTACACCTACGAGCCGCCCAAGGACGAGTCGCGGCTGCGGACCCAGCTCTGGCGCGTGTTCGTCGCCATGACCGATGAGCGCGAGCACACCCTGGCCGAGCTTGCCGAGGTGACTGGCGGGTCCGAGGCGGGCGTCTCGGCACGGTTGCGCGACCTCCGCAAGGATCGCTTTGGTAAGTGGGTCATCGATCGGCGGCGTGTGGCGGGCGGACTATTCGCCTACCGCCTGCACCGCCGCGAGGTAGCGCAGGGGGTACTGCTATGACTGACATCAAACCCGCCCAGGGCGGCCTGACCGTCAAGCTGGTATCTGAGATGACGGGCTATGCCCCGACAGACATCGCCCTGGTCAGCCGCACGGTGGCCGTGGGCGCCAACCTACAGGAGCTGGCCGTGTTTTTGCACTCGTGCCGTGCCCTCGGCCTGGACCCGCTGCTGCGCCAGGCGTACTGGATCAGGCGCCAGGGCAAGGGCACGCTGCAGGTAGGCATCGATGGCTTTCGAGCCATCGCCGAATCCAGCGGGGTGTACGCCGGTGCCGAGCCGATCGAGTACCGAGGTCAGATCGAGTGGACCTACAAGGGCAAGGCGCTGGTGGTGCCCGAGCTTGCTCGCGCCATCGTCTGGAAGGTGGTCGCCGGCCACAAGTCACCCTTTTCGGGTGAGGCGTACTGGTCCGAGTTCGTACCCAGCGGCGATGCCGAGAGCTTCATGTGGAGCAAGATGCCGCGTCACATGCTGGGCAAGTGCGCCGAGGCGCAGGCCCTGCGGCGGGCGTTCCCGGCCCAGCTCGGCAGCCTGACGATGTCCGAGGATGCCGACGACGTAGGCCCAGAATCGCGCCAGGACGAGGCTGAGGCCACGCGCACCAAACGCTTGGCCCAACGCCACGCCGAGATCTTTGATGGCGCCTACGACTTGCCAGACGCCAAGGCGGGTAAGGCGCTGCCCGAGGGCGATGACGAACCGATCCCGGACTCCGAGGTGATCGCTGATGACGACGAGTGAAGGTCTGCTGCGGCTGGACGCCAAGTTGGCCAGCCTGGCCCGCTCTGGCAAGACGGCGCTGGTGTGCTTCTACGTGCGCGGCCAGGACGAGGAGCTGGACCGCCTGAGCCGCCTCACTGACGTGGACATCATCCTCGGCGTGATCGCCGTACGCGAGGTGGTCACCGCCGACGGTCAGTCAACCGAATAGGGGGCCGCCATGCCCTCCCAACCCGTGTTGTGCCCCGTGCATCACTATGAGCGCCTGCTCTGCGATGCCGATTGCGCGCTCGCCAGATACAAGCTGCGCCACCTAGAGCGCGACTACCGCCAGTACTGGTACGACCGTCGGCGGGGTGTGCCGCCGATGCGCCTCCAGCAATTCGTCAAGCTGCAACGTGCCTACGCCCGCAAGCGCCCGCTCTGGCGAGTCTGGGACGTGGCGTGAGCGAGGCCAGCCGTCAGCGCTACCTGTTCCTCAAGAACCGCCTCGAAGAAATGCTGGCCGCCCACGGTCCGCCGCCGGACACCTCGGGGCGGTCGGTGCATGGCTGGCCGCTGGACGGCGCCGACCTCCAGCCATCCTGGGGGCCGGTGGGCAGCCTGGCGCGGCAGATGCTGACCGAGGCCGAGCTAGATCACATCCTCGCCCTGGACCGCGACATGGGCACCCCCCACGCGCCTGAGGTGGCCTCGCCGTACGCGGGTGCCCAACCGGTCGCGCCGCAGGAGCATGCACAGAATCGCGTCCTAGAGGCCTCTGCTGCGATGCAGCGCCTCGACCAGTACGGCGAGACGCCGCTGTTCGCTTGCCCGTCCTGTGGCGAGGAGAGCGCCAAGGCGAGCGTGCCGCTGGACTACTGGCGCTGCACGGCGTGCGGGACGTGGGGCAAGGCCAGCCGTTTCGCTGACCGTGGACCACGAGGCCCAGGCTGGTGAGCGGGCCGGAGATTACGGAGTTCACCGACGAGATCCGTTACCTCTGGCGCGACCGACACGTAGCCCTGTGCTTTACCCGCTTGCACGAGACAGATAGCGGGCGGGTGGTGGGCTTCATGTCGGTGGTCAATCCCGATCGGCGCAATGGCAACGGTCCCGAGCGGCTGTACTGGCAGGCGGTCACGCTCACCACGGCCAGCGATCGTAAGGTGGTCACGGCCAAGCTGGAGAGCCTGGTCAAGACGGGTAGCTGGGAGCAGGACATCGACCGCACGTTCATGGACGTGTACGAGCGCCACACGGCGGTGCCTGACTCGGTGGTGCTGACGGGCGCTGAAGACAAGGATCTCGACGTGGCCATGCTCATCGATCCGCTACTGCCAGACGGCCAGGTGACTCTCCTGCTGGCCGACCAGGGCAGCACCAAGAGCTACCTGATGCTGTACCTGGCGACGTGCATCGCCCTGGACTGCGAGACAGTCTTCGGTCAGCCGTCACGCTCGGGGCCGGTGGTGTTCTTTGACTGGGAGGTGGACGAGCGGACGGCCAACCGTCGGCTGGGTCTGATCTGTCGCGGCCTAGGCAAGGCGCCACCGAAGCACCTGCACTACGTGGACATGTCCACCAGGGGCCGCTTGTTCGATCGCATCCGCGACATGCGGCACATGGTGGAGCGCATCAAGCCAGTCATGGTCATTGTGGACTCGCTGACCTTTGCCACCGGGTCAGATCTCAATTCGCCTGAGTACGCGGCGCCGACGATGTCAGCGATCGGCAGCCTGGGCGAAGGCGTTGTCAAGCTGGCCAGCGCCCACCCCAACAAGGCGCACCGTAACTCGCGCACTGAAGACATCAGCGTCATCGGTAGTGGCCTGTTCGAGTTTCGCGCCAGGATGATCTGGCACATGCAGCGCCTGGAACCCAGGGCGGCACGCTTCGGCGTGAAGCTCTCGCCGCGCAAGCCGTTCGATGGGCCGCCCCTGGACCCGCTCTCGTACCGCATGGCCTTCGACAACGAGATGCACGCGGCATGCTTCATCCCCCTGAAGCTGGCCGACGAGCCGGAGCTTGTCGCGGGCACGATGTCGTTGCCGCAGCGCATCCGCCGCGAGTTGGCCAGGCGTGGCAAGCTGGACACTCAGGAGCTTGCCGCGCTCACCGGCTACCAGCAAGCGTCCGTCAGGGCCGAATGCAATCGCATGCCGGACGTGGCGCCGTTCGTCGGTGGCGAACGTTCGAAGACCACCACCTGGATGCTGCTCTACGGCGGCAGCGACCAGGCCGACGAGGATGCGTAGCACCGCAGGGATGCTACGTTCACGCTACGCTGCGGGTGCTATGCGTAGCGTAGCAACCCCCCGCTTATATAAAGCGGGGTGCTATGCATGCACTGCTACGCATCGCAGGGAGATGGGATGCCGGAGTTTGTCGAGTTCAGCGTGTACCGCGAGGATGTCCAGCGGGACGTACCGCTGCTGGTCAATGTTGACAACATCGTCGCCCTGGGCGTTGACACGTTTGGGCATACGCTGCTGTTCACGGTTGAGGGTGGCGACCCCTGGCAACTGAGCGGCGCGTATCGAGCGGCCGTGGCAGCCTTGCGTCGGGCATCAAAAAAGCCCCCGCCACCGAAGTGACGAGGGCCTCCTCACGTATGGGTGACCGAGCACCCGAGCTAACTCTAGCGCCCGAGTTCTGCCTCCAGCAGCCGCACGCGGGTGAGCAAGGCGCTGATGCGCTCGGCGTCCTGGGCGATGACACGCTTCTGGTCGCGCCAGGTTGCCCAGGCGCCCAGCAGCACGATGCCCAGGACGACGCACGCGGCGGCCACGCCCGACCAGTACTGCACGTCGCAGGTGTTCACCCTGTCACCCTCCGGGCGACGGATGTCACACCTCACCCCGCTTGCGGGCGCCCACGGTTTGGGCGGGCGTGACGGAGTCCACGGCGGCGGCGGCCTGGCGCTCGGGCAGACCCTGCTTGATGGCCTTGAGGCGGCGCTGATGGGCGAGCTTCTCCTTGGCGTAGTTCAGGGCGCGCACCTGGCGCTCGCGGCGGCCGCTGATCGCCTCGCAGGCCAGGTCCAGCATCTCGGCGGGTGGCTCGGCGCGGCCGGCCTCCCAGTTGGCCACGGTGGTGTAGTGCAGGCCGAGGATGGCGGCTAGCTCCTGCTGCGACAGGTACTGCTCGCGCCGCCAGACTCGCAGCTCGCGGCCGTTCATCCCAGCCCAGCCCTGGCGGTGCTCTGCCAGCCGCCGGCGTGCCCGCGCCGCGTGGCCCAGGCGCCGTAGTGGTTGGCTGGGCCGATCGTGCAGGCGGTATCGGCGATGGCCCAGGCCTGGGCGAAGGCGACCAGGGCGTTGAGCAGGTGGGTGCGGCGCGTGGTGTCGGCGTAGTAGCCGGCCAGCCGGTACTGCTCCTCCCCGGCGCGGATGATGCGGTCGTACTTGTCCCGCAGGTCGCGGGAAACGGAAACAGCTTGCATGGGAGACTTCTCCTCCTCGGCCCTGAAGATATCAGGCCGCTTGAACGGTGCGCCACAACGTGGCGCCCAGGGCGGAAAACGCGGGGGCGATGACGGACTGGCCGAGCACCTCGTGTGCTCGTTTCTCGGAAAGCCCCGCGACCAGGCGAGGGTCAATGCCCTTGATGCGGGCGTGCTCGGCGGCCGAGAAGAGGCGCGCCGTGTTCGGCCGCGTGGGGTGTGCCAAGCGCACGTCGCACGAGCCGCCCTTCTGGTAGCCGCGCCGCAGGGTAGGCACCGTGGTCGCCTCGGGGGTGAGCAGTTTGCGCCCTCGCGAGAATCCTCGGCCGAGCGCCTTGTCCTTGGCCGCCTTGCGTTCGAGCGTGGCGGTGGAGCGCCAGGCAGCCGCCGGCGTGCGCCGATCGAGCACCTCGCCCAGGGCGGTGTGCTCACGGGCTGGTACGAGCGAGGTGGGGTCGAAGTCCAGGCCACGCGTGACCGCCACGAGCAGCCAGCGCTGGCGTGCTTCGAGCGACCAGGCCGCGCCGTCCAGGGCGATCTCGTGGATCTCGTAGCCCTTCTTGCGAAGGAACGCCCGCACGATGGATGCCGAGGCGCTCGAAGCGTACTCGGGCACATTTTCGAGCACCACGATGGCCGGCTGACAAGCCTGCACCACGTTGCAGAACGCGACCACAAGGTCGGCGGTGGCGTCGTCGTCTTCTGGCTGGGCCAGGGCTTTTTTCGAGCGCCCAGCTCGCGAGGCCGAGATGCACGGCAGCCCGGCTTCGAGCACGTCGCACTCCCCGAGCAGTGAGGGATCGATGTCGCCCAGGTCGCCTTCGAAGGATCGCCCGCCTTTGCTGAGCGGCCCGTGCTCCAGGCTCTGGCTCACGTAGGCCGGCTCGTACTCCAGGGCAAACTCAAGCCTGGCGCCCAGGCCGCGCAGCAGGGCGTCGGAGGACACCCCACCGCCGTGGCAGAGCGAGCCGAGGCGCAGTTTGTGGCCGCGTGCCAGCCGAGCATTCAGGCGGCGCAGGCGATCGCGGATGGCCAGGTCGGTGGGGTGCACGCTGACGTACACCTGGCCGGGGTAAAACGCGACCTGAATGCGCGAGACATCGCCCAGGTTGCGGGTGAGGGTGTCCACCACGGGTCGGCCGGCCTTGTGCGACACCCTGCGATCGCCCTGTGGCGTGAGGCGCAGCACGATGGCATCGCTGGACACGGTGCGCTCGTAACGCACGCCGTCGGAAAAGCCGATGTCGGCCAGGCGTTTGCCCTCAAGCCACAAACGCCGAGCGCCCTTGTGGGCACTCAGCGTGCGCTGGATGAGGTGGGTTGGGTTAGAGTGGCGGTGGGCCACGGGAGTCTGTACCTCCGGGTGGTCGGGGCGGGCGGGGTGGCGACCCCGACCCGCCCGTGGCGGTTAGATCAGGCCGAGCAGCGATCGCAGTCGCGGTAGCTGCTGCCGCAGGAGCGGACGCACTCGCCGTAGTGCTGCTGCTGCTCGCGGGCCAGGCCACGGTAGTGGGCCAGGCAGAGCAGGAAAGGCAGGTGGCGGTAGCGCTTGCCGCTCTCGCGGACGAAGTGGGGCGGGTTGATGGCGTTGAAAGCCGCCGTGTCGGGGGAATCGCCGTATTCGAGAATGCGAGACATGATCGAGACTTCTCCTCGGTGACCTGTCATCTTCAGGCCCAGGCGGTCAACCCTGGACGACGCCCGCAGGCGTTTCGACTAGTCGCGGATGTGGCGCTGCCACTTGGCAGCTTCAGCCTCGCGAGCGAGGTACTGCTGGTACTCGCCAGCGGCGTGGCAGTCCATGCACAGGACGATGCGGCGCCGAGCGCCGCGCAGCATGGAACCGTTGAAGGCCTTCGAGCGGCCCTCCCAGGCGACCTGGCGCTCGGCCAGGCGATCGCCGCACAGGTTGCAGCGGATCATCGGCCTGCGCCCAGGGCGACGATGACGCGGATGTCCGCCTCGGTGAAGTCGGCGATGGCCAGCAGTTCGCTGGCGTAGCGGCGGGCGGCGTCGAGTTCGCCATCAACCCACGCCTGCGGCCGGTTGGCCAGGCTGAACTCGTCGGCGGTGATCATCGCGGCGGCCAGTTTTTGGCCCAGGTCCAGACGAAAGGCGGTGAGCGCCTCGGCGTAGCTGACGTGGTCCACGCCGGCCTGTTCGGCGATGACGTGGGCCAGGTTGCGAGCCAGGCGGGTTTCGGTGGTGCTCATTCGACTTCTCCTCGTGAGCAGGTGGTGGTCCCGACCGAGTGGGGGCGGGGAGCAGGAGTATCCTGAATCCTTCAGGGTTCCGTCCACTTCCCGTCAGGCCAATTTGTAAACGTTTTGCTAAACCTCGCCCCGAGTAGACTGGACGGCGTGACCGCAATCCTGGCCAAAGTGCCCTCCGGGGCCAGGCGCCGTTCGACCGATGACGCCGTGCTCCAGCGTAGATACCTCGAAGCACTCCCCAGGTACTTCACCCCCACCGCTGCCCTGGCCAAGGCCGGCGCTTCGCAAGCCAAGCTCGCCAGGTGGCGGGAGCAGTCAGCCGAGTTTATGGTCGCCGAGCAGCACGCCAGAGAACAGATCGCCGATCAACTCGAAGCCGAAGCGATCCGCAGAGCATTCAAAGGCGTCCGCACTCCCGTCTACCAGGGCGGACTCTTAGCCGGCCACGTCACCCAGTACTCCGATCAGCTCCTCACCCTGCTGCTCAAAGCACTCCGTCCCGACAAGTTCCGCGATCGCCAGGACATCACCGTCACTCAGCCAATCGTCAAGGTGGTCGCCGGCTTCGACCCCGTCCAGGCCCTCTGACCACGTCACCCTGGTCGGGTTGAGCACTCCTGATCTCAATCCGTAGAACACCACGTCGAACACGCCGTGTGGATTTCGGTTGAGCCAATCTCGCTACCAGCCCATCGCCTCTCAACCAGGGCGCCGTCTAGGGGGCCGTGGGATACTCGTTCAAGCGCCCAGGGCGCCGTCTAGGGGATCACGTTGACAACCGTGGAGGTGTGGTCTGGCTCGTGTGTGTCCCTGGTCGGTGCCAGGTGGTTGCTGGGGAGTGGTGGTCCCTGGCCAGGTCGGAACCCCTGGGGTCCTATCGGTATCCAACCGAGGTATCAAGCGTCCTGGGCTGAGTTCAGACTGAGAGTGGACTGAGATGCAGCGCCCGGTCCCCATCAGGTATCAAGCGTTCGGCCGCAGCAGGCTCGCTGGCCGTCCGGGAGAAGGATCGCGTGCGCGAGGGGCATCTCACCGAGTGGCGGGGTACGGGTGCCACCATCGCCCCCTGGCAGGCATCCCCCGCGTACCTTGAACCCTTCCCCTGAAAATTCTCTACTCTGCCCCCCACCCCCTCTCCAGAGATTTTTTATTTTTAGATTGGAGGTCGGCGTCGGGCGAAGGGAGGGAAGCAGCGGGGGCAGCGGCGGCCGGTGAACCAAGTGAAGCACGTCTGGCACTGGACTGGATCGAGGTCCACGCGGTGCCAAGCGTCGATGCGAGTGCTAGATGGGTTAGCTGGGAGTCTGCTTCGGAGGGGCCGATGATCGAGGACGTGGTCGCGCAGGAACTCCAGGCCTCGTTCGGTAAGAGCTGGTGGTTTGCGCCACTGGCGTCGGCAGCCTCCGCAGACAAGTCTGTCGCTCTCGACACGTATGAGGCTTGGCAGCTCTGCGTACGGGCCGGACGGAGGGTAGGGGGACAAAGACAACCCCAGGGTACGGGATTTCTGGCCGCTGCCTAGCCGGTTTGTATGGTGGCCGGTATGCCTCTGTGACACTTGCATGCCGGCAAAAGGTTGAGTGCTAGACTGCCGTCCAGCGTGGCAGGTCGCTGACGGGTGGCTACCCCTCGTACCGGTGTGGTGCGTGGGGATGACATGGCGGACGAGCCGGTTGGGGGGAAGGCCGAAACAGTCCGCGTGCTGCCGTCGCAGTCGGCGTACAGGCCGTTTGGCACGCAGCAGGAGTTGTTCGGGTATCGCGGGCGGGAGGTGCTGCTGGCGGGGCCGGCGGGCACTGGGAAGTCCAGGGCAGCGCTGGAGAAGCTGAGCTTTGTGGCCTACCGTCGGCCGATTCGGGCGGCGATTGTTCGCAAGGTCAGGAAGTCGCTGACCCAGGCGGCGCTCGTCACCTATGAAAAAAAGGTGCTGCCCGAGCCGTCGGGGGTGAGGTTCTGGACCGAGGATCAGGAGTACAGGTATCCGAATGGGGCGATCATCGCCCTGGCCGGGCTGGACGACCCCGAGAAGGTCAAGTCAACCGAGTTTGACCTGATCTATGTGCAGGAGGCGACTGAGCTTGACCAACTCGACTGGGAATTGCTCGTCTCCAGACTCCGCAACGGAGTGTTGTCTTATCAGCAGATCATCGCTGACTGTAACCCCGCAGATCCCTATCACTGGCTCAAACAACGTTGTGATCGGGGTGAGTGTTTACTGCTCGATACACGCCACGAGGACAATCCACTCCTGTATGACCATTCCGCCGGGGGCTGGACCGAGTTTGGTGAGCAGTACCTGAAGACGCTGGATACCCTCACCGGTTACCTGTACCAGCGCTTGCGGCTGGGGCAGTGGGTCGCGGCGGATGGCATGTTCTTTACCGAGTGGAATCCGGCTATCCACCTGTGCGAGCCGTTCAATATTCCGGACCACTGGCCACGCTGGACCTCCACTGATTGTGGGTTCGGGAGTCCCTGGTGTACGTTGTGGTTTGCCCGCGATCCCGAGGGGTCCAGGCCGATCTACGTGTACCGCGAGCGGTATGGGACCGAGATCAGAGATGAGGACCAGGCCAAGATCATCGCCGAGGCATCCGCCGGCGAGCGCATCATCGCGCATGTGCTGGACCCTTCGATGTT